AGGACGATTATCATCTGCATAAAGTTCTGTTACTTTCCAGTAACATACTCCATAAAATATTAGTGAGTCAACGGACCAGGCTAGAGTTACTGAACGTGGTTGTGATTTAGATGGCTGTTCTAACCAAACTGGTGAACCTAATTCTTCTCCAGTTGATTTGCGATACAACTCCAAAGGAATTGATGCAATTGTTCCTGCGATTAAGTTACGGCATCTTGCAACCGATGCAATAGACATTGCTTCTTCTCGACGAATACCAAGTGCGCCATAATTGAAAAGATTGTAATTTTCAGACATTAACTGTGGTGCATATTGCGCAAGGATTGAAGATTCCTTTTGTGGCGCTTGCGTATTAAAACGCGAAAAGATACCCATTTACACATAATACCATAGAATGTCTAATATTTGACAATTTGGGTGTGTTGTGTCTAGGAAACAATCTGTGGTTTGGATATGGGTGCAGAAAGTTTGTGAACGACCATTGCTGTTGCAATTGCGCCCGAAACATCGCCTGCACTTTTGCGTCTAACAATTCTCCAAGCCGTGTCGTTTGTTTTTGCTGCACAATTGTTAAACATTTGGACAAGTTCTTGTTGACCTTGATGCTCAACCCTGGAATTTACAAATCCATCGAGTAATTCGCCACATGCCTGATAAAATCGTTGACCAGAGCAATCTTCGACCATTACGCCTGCATTAGATAAGCGGTCAGCAATAGATTGGGTTGTGTACTTGTCAAACATGACTGCACGTGGCCGCCAAAAATCACAGAGCGCTTTTATATCAGCCGCTATCTTCAAATCGTCCACTGCAACGGAGTTTTCCCATGTCTGCATCAAACCAAAGCCAATTTTGCCATCTGGGAGAATTTGGCCAGCAATAATGCTTGCGTTGCGTCTTGACGGACTTACATCAAAGGCAAATATTGTAATTGGTCCAGGAGACATAACTAAATCACTATTTGATGTTTGTTCGATAACTCCTAAAGGCCAAGGTGACTGTAAAGAGTCAACCCATTGGCAAAGCGTTTCAGTGCGCGTTGTTTCAACACTAGATGTTGCTATTGATTCTTCAATTGCTTCTTCTGTAACCGTATATCCAAGTGCAGGATTAGCCATCGCCCATGCTTCACGGTCATCTATCTTGCAATACTGAGGTGCGCTGTATTCGTAATAACCTAAAGACTTTGGCGGATAACTTCTTGCTCTTTCTATAATGGAATTAAGCACACTGCTAAAAGCATCACCAGCATTTGTCGTATAAAGTGATTGCGCGTGAGGTCTTGCACGCGTTACAGGCGTTGCAGCCTGAAATGCTTCTTCTGAGATTTCACGTAATTCATCAATCCATAAAAAATCTGCTGTTCGTCCACGACTTCCATCTCTGGTTGCTGCAACAACATCTAAACGTGTGCCATCGAGTAATTCAATGGACTCTGTTCCATTTGCGTACCTGATTTGCTTAACCATTGCCTTCATGGATGGTATTGATTCAATTGTGTAAGCAATATCCCTAAATGATGTCAATGCCATGCTTCGATTAGAGGACATGATAAGGATGTTCTTAGAAGGCCACTTAAACAGGTGTGCTAAACACAACATGCGTGCAAAATATGATTTTCCGCTTTGGCGTGCAATAACAACAAGCGAACTCTTACGTATTGGCGCTCCAGTCTTGTCAAGCGTCAACATATCCTTTGCCACAAACTTTTGCCATGGCAATAAGGGTTGACCAATCATCTCAGCAATATCTTCAACATCTTTTACAAGTGATTTGCCTTTCAAATATGGACTGTGAAGCCTTGGTTGAGTTGCCCCTCGTAAGCGCTGTTTAGGTTTGGTTTTGTTTGTCATTAGTCTGGATTATTTTCCGATTGAAACGGACTAGTTTTGGGAAGCCTGGACCGAGTCGGGGAGGGACGTTCTGGAAAAACAGGGGGGGTAGAAGTAGGCAATAAAAAAAGCGATTCTGAGCGTGCGCCTTTGCGTAGGTTGCACGCACGACATGAAGCAACAAGGTTATCCATCTCATGACCACCACCAACCTTACGTGGTATTACGTGGTCCACTTCAGTTGCTACTTCTCCACAGTATGTACATGTGTATCCATCACGTGCTAACACACGAAGGCGTTGCTTCTTCCAATGACCAGTGCTTAGGTCATCACCTCTTAATGCCATCCGTGTTTCTTCCAATGTTGTAATGCCTTACATGTGTTGGGTTGCATACCTTCTATTGTACGCACAAATGAATATCTATTACCGATATAGCGAAGTCCCCAGTCTATTTGTTGTATAGGACTAGCAGTACGTAACCATTCACTCTTGCCTTGTGGTATGCCATACACACGATGCTTACCATTAAGATTACCTACTGCTCTGTAATTCCAAGCACTCTCTTTACCATAGAGAATAGATAAGCATTTATATAATTGAGGAGTTAATTGTCCTTGTGCATATTGTTTAGATGTTATGCGTTTTGTTGGCGCGTTTGTCGCACTTGCTGCTGATACAACAGAGAAGCATAGAGCGCTCCCTAACACGATTGCTATCGAGCGAACTAACCGCTTCACGGTTCGCTCTGAGCAGTTGGGCTGCTCTAGCCTTCTGAGTGTACTGGTCATGTCAAATCCATTTCTATAAGTGCTGGTCAGGACGGCGTTTCTATTTATCCGTGGAGTAAAACCCTTTCCCTTTGAATATTAAACCTGGAACTGAATAGATACGATTGGCTTGTGCGCCACAATCTGTACATCTAACTAAGTCATGGTCCATTGATAATTCCAACTCCATTTGTGTATTACAAATAGGGCAGCGATATTCATACATTGGCATTATCGGTTTTTTCTTTCCCACAGGCTTTACACTTCCAATTCTTTATCATCCAATTACCACATTGATTACAACGAACACTTGATGCTTCCCAATCAATATCTGGTGGGATTTTGTAATAATCCGCCTTGCGTAATAACTCCACCAAATCACCCAATGTCAACATACAGACGAACTCCTCGACTGATGCTTCCCCTTGCCCATTGAGCCTGAAACACGCAAATCCCAATTCCCCTGATTTGGAAGTACGTGCCTTGATTTGGCGAAGTGTCCCTTTAATGTCAAGTGAGTTACGCGCTTTTACCTCAATGTCGAACGGAACATTAAGGCAATCTTTGCCTTGACCTCTTCCTACGCTTGCGCCTGGCCACCATTGCTGCAAATATGATGCTACCAATCGCTCTGTGGCGTAGCCACGATGCTTACGATGCTGACTTGGCATATAACAGACTTTCCATTGGTCTTAAATTATCTAGTGGAACATACCAAGTCGTTTCATTATATCTCCATTCCTCATTTATACACTCTCGCCCATATGCCCAACCAATTGCTTTGTAAGGATGTGATATGTAATCAGGTGCAATACGTCTAGTTCTTTTGGCTAAACCCTCAACAACTAAAACGTACCGTTCAGTAACATCATCTCTTGTTGAAAATCTCATGCCTCTTGAATGATTAAAGGTGTACCTGATTTCACCAAACTGAGGCAAATCCTGTAATTCTTTGAATTTGTTCCAATGAGGTATAAATGTGTCCCAACCCAACATTCTTGCAAATGCTAATTCAGAACCTGCACACACTGCATGTTGCCATGTTTCCCATAAGTCACCTTCTGAGTAATTGACATTCTTTTCAGGCTTGCCAAAGAACTCAGCCTGCCTGTGATAACCAACTTGGACTGCTATTGCTTCTTCAGCAGAAGTTAATGAGTATTCCCACATCATTTGCCATTAACTGTATGACATTTCAAGCAGCGTAGGAATACTTGACCATTAAATTCTGGAGTAATAGCCAAAGGTTCATTGCATAAATCGCAATAGATAACAATAACCTCTGGTTCTGCGAACTGTTCTCCCAGGACGGTTGCTGTGCCATTGTCAAATATTATCATTTCACCCATAGTTATGCCCTAACTTTCTGTGGCCGCCATGCTCCATTTGGTCCTATTTCATACCAAATAACTTCTTCATCCTTGGCGCATCTATCTATTTCACCATTAGCAGAGTGTGGGCACTTAAAATGTCCCCAGGGTTTCCCAGCCTTTGTAGTTCCATGCTTCCAATACATCTCACCATGTCGGCAGCGCGGAGCATCTTTATCTGTTGTTCCACCAATGATGTCTTTGACAACAGAAACTGCTTCAGCAGAAGTTTTAGGCATTTCAACCGCTTTTATTGTCCAAGGGTCATCTTCTTTTTCAACTGGAATGTATTGCTTAGGCTCTGCAATTTGTGCTTTAGTAGCAGAAATCATTTCTTCGCGACTAGGCCTTTTTCCATTTCCACCCTTAACTTTTGCAGAATAACCTGCGTTAGCCAATGCGCGACCGAGACTACTCGTCTCACAAATTTCCAAAGCAGATGAAGCAAGCATTCCACGGTCTGCGATTGTCTCTGATGCAAGGCCCGTTGCCCAAGGATGTGCATCAGCGTGAGTTCGATAGATACTAGCGAACACAACAAACCGAGTGCTGGTGCTTTCAAGCAATTCAGTGTAAATACGACCATCTTCATTTTCCTTCCAAAACTTTTCCAAGCGAACTTCTACTGGCTCGTAATCTTCTATGTTAAACATATAAATCATCCTCATCTGTTTTAAGTTCACACGCTATGGCAAGGTATGCACAAGCGTCTATATAGTGGTCAATAATGTGGGGACTTTCTTGGATTCGGCTGAGTTTGACTTCAACCATTGCCAAACAAGCCTCGTAGTCTGCGATTGGAAAACTAAATAGACTGGTAAGCCTTGCAGCGATGCGACCTTGGTTAATTTTCGGTGAACCGTAGTCGTTTTGACGAGCCTGCATAATGTTTGTGGCACTTTGTAATACCTCGCTGGCCTTCATTATTCTTTCCAGAATTCTGAGCGAGATACCGCACGTCCGCGTGTATATCCTTCACGGATTCCGTCCTTGTGACCTGTCCAATACCAGACAAAGTTTGTCATCAAAAACGCCATAAAAATTCCAATAAAGAATAATGAGTTCATCGAGCGCTCCAAGTCAAAGTCTCGTAATTGCTGATGATTACCCATTGACCCATATTGTCATCAAATAGCACTGCAAGTTCTTGTTCAAAAGCCTGAAGAATAGTGCGTGCCGCCATAAGATTTGCGTAATTATCAAACCAGTAAAT